ATGGCCTATTTCAATATAGAAAAAAGAACATTAAATAATGGTGACCCACGATACAAAGTCACCGTCTTCGTTAAAAAGCACGGCGCGATTTTACACCGTGAAAGTAAAACATTCAAAAAAAAGGCTCTCGCCAATACGTTTGGTAAAAATAGAGTTGCAGACTTAGAGGAAAATGGTCTTAACTCATTGCGAGCTTGTACAATTGGTAAGCTTATCGATCTTTATATGAATGACAAAGACCTATTTGATAATGATGGGCGCACCAAACAATTTTGTATCCGTTTATTAAGAGATTGTGAGATCTCCAAAATTTACACTAATGAACTAAAGGTTAGTGATTTAATAGAGCACTGTCGAAGTAGACGCAGCACAGGAACAAAACCTGCAACGATTTCTCATGATATTTCTTATCTAAAAGCGGTAATGAAAAAAGCAAAACCTGTATTTAATATTGATGCAAATGTTTTGATTTTCGAAGAAGCTTTTACGTTGCTGACTGATATGGAATTAATTGGTAAAAGTGAAAAAAGAACAAGAAGACCAACTGAATCTGAATTAGACGAATTAAGAACTGCATTAACAAAGCGGCAAGAACATCACGCCAATAAAATTCCTTTAACCGATATTTTAGATTTTAGTATTCTAAGTTGCATGCGGATTAGCGAAGTATGCAGTTTACAATGGGAAGACTTAAATCAAGATCATAAAACAATATTAGTTCGTAATAGAAAAGACCCTCGCAAAAAACAAGGCAATCACATGATCGTTCCTTTACTTGGTGGCTCGTTCGATATTGTAATGAAGCAAAATAAAGAGCAAAAGCTTATCTTCCCCTACAACCCTAAAAGTGTGTCTGCTGCATTTCAAAGAGTTAGAAACAAACTTAATATAACAGACTTAAGGTACCACGACTTGAGACGAGAAGGAGCTAGTAGATTATTTGAAAAAGGATATAGCATAGAAGAAGTCGCCCAAGTAACAGGTCACAGAAACTTAAATACATTATGGACTGTTTACACTCAGTTATTTCCACATAAGCTGCATGATAAACAGATCGATTGAAACTATTAACAATAAGTAATGCAAGCGCTACTTGATGTTATTTTTTTGTGATTAATTACAAAATTTATAAAAAATCGTACACAAATCGTACTTAATCATGGTAGAGTGGAAGCACTTAAAGTCAGATAGAGAAACTTTAGGTTTCTTTCCCGTACATAAAATAACCTTTTTAACTGTTGTTTTTCTGTACTTAATAATACGCTACATATATAATTCTGCTCATTTTTTAATAGATAATAAAAACTGGATAATAATATGATCGATTCAGCGGAAGATATGGCTAAAGATGTTGATGTAAAAGAACTTTTTGAACGCATACAGACGTATGCCGAATTTGCGAGAAGTGTTCTACATCTTCCTTTTCCTGACTTAGAAAAGGTAAACCCTTCTTTCGGAATTATTGCAAAATATTGTGAGCTTATAGCTTCAATTTTATCTCAAGAAACTCACTCTGATGGCACTTATAATGCTAAAGAGTTGGCAGATACAATGAACGACATTGCAGTTGCTATTGTGGATCGAGATAATGCGAGCATTATCGATAGTATGTGCACTTTAGATGATTTTGTTGAAAAGCATCGCAACTTAACAGTAGTAAAATAGTCTATAATAGTAATAGATACGCACCAAAATATATGTCAGAGGACTACCCCATGAAAATTGAAAACTACAATAAGATAATATCATACCTAGATATTCTTGAAGCTGAAATGAATAAAATTGCAGCAGAAGTTGGTCATATGAGTCTTGCTGAGTTTACTTTTCAAAAAAAAGCTAAAGAAGATAATCTAAAAAAAGCAGCGTAATGTATACGAATGCACATAAAAAAGGAGCCTGAATGGCTCCTTTTTATTTTGTAGTCACAATAAAAGGCAAAGTATGTTCTTTGAAGAAAGAGTAACTCAAATGGCCGCTTATTTGCTTATGAAAAATGATCGCAAAATGGCTCATGTCAAACTCTTAAAGTTACTTTATTTAGCAGAAAGAAGCGCTATGGCTAAGTGGGGCTGTTCAATGAGTGGTGATAAGTTTGTGTCTATGCCACATGGCCCAGAACTATCTCAAACTTATGACCTAATCAGCAATCACTACAATACATCTGCCCTCTGGCAGCAATGGCTCCTAAATGAAGAAGACTATGAAATTGCTTTAAATGAATCAGTCTCCCTAGATACTCTTGATGAATTAAGTTGTTCTGAGTTAAAGATTCTAGACGGCGTGTTTACAGAGTTTGGGTATATGGATAAGTTTGAGATAGTTGATTACACTCGTAATAATTGTTCAGAATGGATTGAACCAAATGAAAACTCACTTCCAATTAAACCTGAAAGTATCTTACGCGCAATTGGCAAAAGCGACGAACAGATAACTCAACTTGTCATTAAACACAAAGACGACTCACAATTAGATATGATTAAGGCTACACTAAAGACCCAATAAAAAGGAGCCTTGAGCTCCTTTTTATTATCACAATAATATTAATCTAAAATCGCAATATTTGGTTTTAATTAATTATATTTAAAATTTGCTGACGAACATCCTGTCCTTTACTGTCTTTCTTTACAGCCATTAAAAATAAACAATTCCCTTTACTCTGCTTTGCCCATAAATCACCAACTAATCGTTTCTCTGCTGAATCATCATTGGTTTCATAAACCTTCCCTTTATACTCAACCACAAGTATGCGACCATCCTTTAACTCTACAATGAAGTCTGGGTAAAAATTACCATTAGCTAAAGGTAGACTAAATGAAGCCTCATCCCTTCTAACTAAGTTTCTAACCCAATGCTTCACCTCTGGCATGAAGTCAATAATTTGAGCGCAATCAAATTCTTCACCATCCGCTTTCATATCTTCTATTTGAGGATAATAGTGCTTACTGAAGTCATACTGACCATTGTAATATGGCGGTCTTGCGGGATAATTATCAGCCTTAAATTCATAACTAAAATCATACGTTGTTAAAACTTCAGCATCTTCACCGAATAGAGCTTGTTGATAGCCGTTTTCGGTAGCTTTCTTTCTGTACTCTGAAATTAAATTTTTAATTGCATTTGATAGTGGGTATTTATTTCTAATTAATGTCGTTAGTGTTAACTCTGGTTTCTTTAACAAATAGTTAATCACGTTAGATAAGAAGCCTGTCATTTCACGTTGAGTTATATCGCTCTGCCTCAACTCCAGATCTAACCAACCAACTAGTTCATCTTGAGTTATATCTGTATTTGCAAAATTCAAATTAAGAGTATGATCACCATCTACAAGATTAAAGTGAATCTTCTTACCCTTTAAGTCCACGGCAAAGCTAGCTGTTTCTTCGGTTGGTACATAATTAAGTTCTGCTGGGTAATCCAATAAACTCCAACCAAACGTATCAAGAAAAACTTCTTTCTCTGCCAACTCCAGCTCCCCTTGACTCATTACACACAATCTTGGTAACGAAGCAAATTTAACGCCGTTCTCTGAAGGTGATTGAGCGGCATTGACACTATGGTTATGCATCTTAATCGAACGATCAATTGATGTTTTTGGCTCTACTGCAATTTGAGTAATTGCCTTTTTAAGATCGTCAGATACCTTACCTGAAACCGATAATACTTTTCGACCATCAACCTCTGATATCTTAATTTTACTTCTATCTTCTTCTGTCAATTTAGCTGTATCAATAACATCAACAACTTCGACCATTAGCGTTGTTGATGACGTGTTAGGTTTAGCCTTGGTATCTCCACCAGAACCAAATAACTCACCTTGATTGCTGTCTTGTTGACGAAGGAAAGTGGCAACTTCTAATTCCTCAAATCCCATTGATATTAGCTTATCAGCTAAATCTTTTGCGGCTTGAGCAAGGCTATTTGTTGATAAATGAGCATAGGCGCGATTTAAATCCTCAACAACCCTACGCTTAGCATAAGGCATTCGTAAAACTCGCCCTAACAGTTGCTCTGCATCTTTACTTGATGATACTTGTCGAACAGAACAGAAAACATACGCAAACGAACAATCCCACCCTTCTTTTAAAGCTTCAATTGTAATCACGTATTCAATGGCACAAGTAGGTGAGAAAATATCAAGATCATCTAACTCTCGCTGAGTACCGGTCGCTATAGCTATTTTGCTTTCATCAATATGATGCTGTTCCATTAAGCATTTTTTAATAACATCAACGGTCACATTACCATTCTTGTTCTCGGCCTGAAGTAAAACTATCGGTCGAATATAATCGGTATCTTTTTGTGCTTTTATTGCTAAACGTTCTCGAGTTAATACGGCATCCCTCACCGCCTCTTCCCAACCATTGGTATGCTCAGTTAGGATAATAGGAAGTTTTATCATTTCCTCTGCTTTTAGTTGTGCAGCTGATACATGGTACAAAATATTACTGCCATTTGTAGCTGTCATATTTGGGGTTGCTGTAAATTCAATAATTGCGGCAGGGTGTACTCGCTTTAATGTGTCAAACGTCAATGATGTTCTCGCATTGTGCGCCTCATCGATTACGATTAAAGGGTTGTAAAGAGCCAGCAAGTTAGCAAATGAGTACTTCACTTTGCCTATATCATTTACTGTTAGGCCATTTTCAGAAACATCATCTTCGGTAACTTTTTCTAATTTATCGTAAACAGGATGATTGCGAGTTAATTTGGCAAAGTGTGGTTCAAAATCTTCATGGTATTGGTAGACCTTGCGATCTTTTGTTTTAGTCACTCGAAGGTTTGCTAAAGTAGATACAATAATAATCGCTTTATGGCCGATGTCTTGAGAGCGAATTTGGTTTACATCCGCAATATCATAAACACTTACATTGTTCGCAAAGGCTTTGTTTAAATGCTCAGTATAAGCAGGGTTACTTTTTAAAGCCGCTACTGTTTGCTGCTGGATGATAGTTGTAGGAACAAGCCATAACGTTATAGGGTAATCTTGAGACAGATATTCTTTCGTAGCCGTAGATACAGCATAGGCAGCTAGCACTGTTTTACCACCGCCAGTAGGAATGCGAACGCACACATAAGGTGCATCATCAAACTTGTATGAACGATACGGCACATCTGTAAAATTGTTATATTCTAACGACTCTTTAAAAGATGATTCAATATCACCAGAGTCACGACAACTTTTAAAGAAAGAGGCTAGTGTATCTAATGTCCCTTGTTGGTAGCTTTTTAATTGAAACATCATTATCTTCCTCTTACATCATAAGGTATTTGTTTAAATGCAATGTTTTCATTTTTTAGGCGAGCTGCACCCATACGACTTGTTTCACCATAAATAACTTTTTTACCATTTTTAGGATCTTCAGGGTGATCTGGTAATATGGCTAAAACTTTTGATGTTAAAACGTTACCGCCATTAGGTCGTTTATCTCCAAGAATACCGTTATATAAAAGATAATAAGCAACTCCATTATGCACACCTAATAATGGAGATTTATTTTCCTGATTTAATGGTGTTCGAGTATCGCCGTACCAAATATGCGAAGCTAATGCACTAAAACTAATGCCTTCTTTAAGGGTGCCGTTTTCATTGAATACAGTCTCACCTAATTGATAAAATCTAAAACCTCCACCTGAAGCGGGAATATCTGCTTTTTTATTACCATTAATCACATGCTTAATTCGTGGTTGAATAACCATCTTTGCATTATTATCCGACATTTCGATAACAATAAACTTACGGTTAGCTTTTTCTTGGCTATTAGCCTCTAGTAATGCATGCGCGGTAGTGCCAGAGCCAGCAAAGGAATCTAAAACAATGTCGTTTTCTTCAGTAAAGGCATTTATTAAATATTTGATTAATTCGACAGGTTTAGGATAAGAAAATTTTAAGTTTAATTTACTTAATTGAATTCTCATCTGATTAGTTGTGCCAAACCCTCTTAAAACAGAAAGAAAATGCCCTTTTTCATTTTTCCTTTTTTTAACAGCCTCAATTGCGCCCGTTTTAGTTATTTCAAATATTGTTTCTTGTTCTTTTGAATCTAATACAAAATTAAATTGCGTAGATATAAATTCTTCTAATATTTTTTTCGAGGACCAACCAGTTTTTGCTATGACATCACTTACAACCTTAAAGTCCTCAATAATAATATCAGCACTATATTTCGGCCAGTTAACATCCGCAGCACGAATAACCCCTCGTTCAAAATTAGCGGGAAAACCCGAAGGTATAATAACTTCTTTTATCGGGTTTTTGGGTCCATTTTTTACAATTGTATTTCTAATTTCTAATTTATTTAACTTGCTGTCTTTTTTTATATTAGGGTCAATTACGTTAATATTTTTAATATGACCACACTTTGAGTACAAATGAATGTACTCATGATAATTTATAATTTTTGCTTGGTTATCTGTATTACCTTCATAATGCCAAATTAAGCTTGAGATAAAATTTTTCCGACCAAAAACCTCATCACACATAACTTTCAGATAATGGCCCTCATCATCATTGATACTAATCAATATCACCCCGTCATCAGATAAAAGCTGCCAAAGTAACTCTAATCTTGGGTACATGGTCGTAAGCCATTTACTGTGCTCTAAATTATCATTATATGTTTCGAAAGCACTTTTCGTGTTGTATGGTGGGTCAATATAAATACATTTAATACGACCAGAATGCGTAGGAATCAAAGCTTTCAAGGCTTCAAGATTATCTCCTTGAATAATCATATTTTCAGTGTTTGATTCCCCGTATGACAATTCAGGAATATGTTCCAATAAGCGATATGAACAATTTCGAGCAGTAATTACAGCTTGCTCTTTATTTAGCCAGTTTAAAATTGGCATATAGATAAACTCCATAGACGACTAATTACAAAAGTCGCGCTCAGTACAATAAGATAAATTTATAATTACAGGTGCTGACAGCACCCAGTTACACGACCACGAATAATGAAACCTTCACCACGCATTTCATCACTCAAAATCTCCCATGGCTCATAAACAGTGTTATCACTAATCACCTTAATTCCAGCTTTAGTACGTTGAAGTCTTTTAACAAAAAGATCGTTATCCCAAGTGAAGACGTAAATACCGTCATCACTAAAACTGTCGACTTCCTCAATGGCGATTAAAGAATTGCTCTGCAAAGTTGGAGACATACTGTCACCTTGCACGTGTAACATTTTAGCTTTGCTCGGATGGTTGATACCTAATGCAATTTTTAACGTATCGCCTAATTCAACCTCTACGCTTGGTTCATATTCGACTAACACTCCAACTCCAGCAGAAGCAATAACGTCATATAAAGGAATCGTTATTTTGCTAACGTTAAATTTCCCTTTTTGAGCCTTCTCCATAACGCTATCAGGAACTTTACCTCTCCCTCGCCATGTAGAAACGACGCCCTTTGAGATTCCTAACGCCTTCACTAACTCACTATCTTTTTGGGTCCCAGTAATTTCTTTAAGAGTATTAATTTGATCTTCAACCACTTTTAAATTCCTCAAATATTGACATGAGGATAAATGAGTAATATTATTCCTCACGAGAAAGCTACTTATAAGTTCTTACAAATAATTTCAAATACTCGCACTATATCAGAGGTTAATTATGAACACAGCCTTCGCACTCGCATTTCGGTTCGGAAGTACCGTCGTTCCGCTAAAAGATGTCAGTGAAGAATTTCTGGGTATCACCCCAAAAACTGCTAATTCACGCGCTAATGCTGGAGATCTTGAAATCCCAGTATTTCAACTACGTGAATCAACAAAGTCTCCTTACTTGGTGAAAATTGAAGATTTAGCTTTTTATATTGATGACTGTCATAGAAAAGCAAAAGCTGAATGGCAAAGCGCCGATCCAAGTCGAGAGTTTTTTGGTCAAGCTTAAAAACACACTTTTAAGTGATGATAGGTCTTTTTAGGAGAGATAAATCATGACAAGCACGACGGCACTTACCGTTCTCTATAACGGACTACTTCAAGGCTACCAATTTCAAATCGAAGCAATGCAAGAAAATGGCATGCCTGATAGCTCTTTTCATTTTCGCTCTGAAAAGATGCGCGAAAGCCTAACAAATCAAATAGGCTCTCTATCTCAAATGGCTTACGATCTTGGTGATCATGAGTTGGCATCTACGTTTCTATCTGTAGCCACTGAGTTCGGTAGTGATGCGGTCACACCTGAGCCTCTTTAAGTTGATGGCTGGACTTATGAATATCACCTTATCCAAAGTGTTCTGCACACTAATATTACTTTCATGCGCCATTACGTCGGCCTACCTCACATACTCTTTTATGTATGATTTGGGATCCTCTATGGGGATCGCATTCATTTTTGCACTAATTGGGATCACTCTCGATTTAGTAAAAACCGTCTCTCCTACTTTTATCCCTACGGTTGCAAGACAGAATTCATTGATTGCCTTATTGCTTATTAGTTTGACTGTCGTATTAATGGCAATAAGCATCATCGCCTCTATTTCTGCTATTGAGAAAGGCGCGAGCCAAATGACGATAGCAACCAAGCAGAACGTCGCGCTAACCGAGCAAATCAAATTCAAGAAACTGGAGTTAAATAACTTACAGTTACTTTCAAAAACCCAATTGAACGCAAACCAGATCACTAAAGCGGATAAAACGGCGCGCGACGTATCACGCGTGACCAACGAGTTAAACGCACTTTATCAGGTGCAATCAACCACAAAAGGCACCTCCCTATTAAGCCAATACGACTCAAAAATTACCTTACTTATTGCTATCGCCATTGAGGTGGTTTCTGTCGTAATGGCTTTCACTTTGCATGCACTTAATACACTTGATGTAAGTGTAAGAAGTGTACCAAGCCCAATAAGTACAAGGGTTGAACCACCAAGTGTAAACCAGTCAACTCAACGTGTATTACCAAGTGTCAGCAAAGATAAAACACTTGAGGTGCACTTTGTGGCAAGTGTACTTGATGAAATCAAAGAAGCCATTTTAAAAGGCACAGTTAAACCCAGTTATCGAGGGTTAAAAACCGCTTTTGGTTTATCTCAAGAAAAGAGCAAACAGGTATTAAGCGCGCTGCATGAGCAGCAAATTTTAGAGCCATGGAATAACAATGGCTATCGATTGAGGACAACATAATGATGCAACGACAAGAATTTATCGCAAAGATGGCCATTGCTTATATGGAACACCATGGATGCTTACCATCAAGTGGGCATTTAGGTGATTGGTCTGCACTATGGGGAGCGATAACAGGTGAAGCGGGCGCAGCTCGCTAAGGATAAGTCAATGATGAGTTTAGAAGCTTTCTTAATAAAAATGGTGATCGCTTATACACAAAATCATCATTGCGCACCTGCTGAGTCACAACTACAAGGTTGGACTGAGTTGTATCACCACTATTTATCGAGACCTGCGAGGTAATACTAATGAATAGATCTCCTCTTAAATTATGCAGCGTGAAGTGGCACTACAACACGATTCTCTCTGCAAAGCGTCATGGTGATGTGATTCAAATTTACCAAGCAATGCGCTTTGCTATTGACGATCGTGGTTTTCGAGAAGCGTATGCAATTGCTGGGCGTGTTGAAGAGGTGCATAAACTGAAGCGCACTTTAAAAATGCATTGGCCACTGGAGACTCGATTGAAGTTATACAAAGCTGGATTTAGACGCGGTCACAAGCCGGATACGCCTTGGACGGTGTTTGATTCATAAGTATTGGATAAGCAAAAGGAAATAATGATGAAAAAACGAGATTTTTCGCATCACATTTGGCGAGCGATTGAAGCGCAGGCGAAAACAATGGCGGATAACCTAGCGCGCTGTAAAACAACAAGCCTTTGTGATGATGACATTGCAACTACGAATAAGTTTGAATTAGAGCGATTAAATATATTGATCCAACAGCTTGAAGAAGAAAGCCCTAAGTAGGGCTTTAAATATTAAGATTTGTTTAATGCAGCTTCGATTTTATCAGCATATTCCGATAGTGAATCTAAATGTACTTCCAATAGCACCTTGGAGCCTGACTGACCAATCTCAGCTTTTATAAGCTCAAGAGCAGCAGCAACAGCGGCGTTTCGATTGTTTGTACCATAGGCAATAACTTCAATTGGAGTTTGTATATTACTCATAAGAGTTTCCTTTTTTGTTAATAGTTGTTTGTAGGAGTTCGACTATAACAGAACGCCTGGCCTCCGTTAAGGGCTTCATTTTCAACGTTAAATGGTATTCAAGGTGGTTAAATGAAAACAACTAAACAGCTATACAAAGCTTTCTGCTCGGCAATTCGTTCGGGTGGAATGTATGAAGGATACGAAGCATTTCAGGGTGCTATTGATGAGCGTGGCAAATCCTATGCTATCACTCTTTTCCTTAAAGCAGAAAGAGTACATTGCCGACGAAATAGAGAAATTTATCCTTACGGTAACTTGGATATACGACTGACTGCTTATAAATACAAAAAGCGACAAAAAGCAAAACAAGTAACTATTTGCACTGATGATGACCTTGATCTTATTTGCTCAATAAGTAGATAACACAACGTGAGTGATGTGACGCATGTTAACGACAACAACAAACGCAGTGAGCCACCGCTTACTGCGCTTAGTCGTGCGTGCTCAAAAAAACACTCCATTACCCCAACACCAAAGTTAAAAGCCAATCATTCACGCCGATGGGCCATTGCTCCAACTTGGCACCCTGCTGAGTCATACAATAAAAACCAAGAAGTTATTCCTTACCAAGAGCGCAAACTAAAAGCCATTCCTACACTTAACCGTAAACTCTTTAATACCATTGAGAAACACGGTGCATGGGTCAATGCCAAGTGGCCATGTCTGGTACACAAACTCATTGAGGCGGGTATGCGAAAGCAGAACCTGGCATTTCGAAGTGATCATAAGCAAAACATAGAGAACACCCTGCGATGGATTGCCTATCACTCAGACGCGGTAACCGGATGCATTAACGTCACTCGCTTATGCATCGAAATCGGCAAAGAGATCAATGTATCCAGTTCAACCATTTCGGTGATCATGAAAGAGCTCGTGGTAATGGGGATCTTATATGAGCCAAAACACAGCAGTCATGCTATCCAGGACATACTTCATGATGGCCGTCTACCAAGAACGCTGTGTGCCACACCATTGTATTACGAGTTATTAGGTATAGGCGAAGATGAACTCGAACGTTTGCGCGCATTTGAAACCCAACGTCGCCAAGCAGAGGCTGCCAAACGCTACGAGCAATACGATGCAGACATTGCCTTAAAGACATACTGTCAAAGCAACATCCTGCGCGTGTGGGAGCACAGGCACGCTCAAACCAACTCAAGCTACACAATTAAAATCGCTGACATGGAGCCCGTCGCACGTCTAAGTTACATCTCCCGTAAATTAGTACAACGCATCAAGGCCAAAGGTTGGGAAGTCAGCACAGATGTTGCCAACATCACTAAGATGGCCAACAACCTATTAAGCCGCATGGGCCTCTCTGTTAAGCAAAGCGCCCTCTCGCCCATAACCTCTTAAACTTAGCTTACTTGTCATGCTCAGCACTGAGTAGGGACCACTGTAACCCTTGCATTCTACTGGTTAAATAATGCGCAGCCCATCCACTAAAAGCGATCCTTTTATCTGAAATGGAGATCCTTTTTCGATCGTGTTTAGTTACTTATACACAGAGGTCGGAATAGCCCCAAAGTGAGTAAGGCCTAGCCCCTTTCTCAGTCCTGCTAATATTCTTTTTCTATTTGCTTCAAAATTTATTTACTTCCAACAATGAATTGTTGATATAAGTTCTTCCCCTTAATTTTTAATTAAGTTAGGAATACACAAGAGGCTTTCGTGGGAAAAATTAACGGGCCCCCAGCCAGCATTAAGTATCGTGGATAACACAGTATTTTTGTGGGTACTTGCTGGCTGTGCTGATAGTGCTTTTTGTCATTCGACAGGAAAGAGAGTCACACTCTGATGGTCGCGAGGTAGCTTTATCGCTACGCGATGATTCTGGCAGAAAGAGAAAGTCGAGATTGGCGGATTAAATCCGCTTTAACACTAATATTAAGTCCTAAAAACCCCTCAAATAAAGCGGTTTATGCTGCTCTTTATTGCTTGAAAATACAGCATCTCCACCCTCAAAATGGTACAATAAAAGCTTAGGATTCATAGTGTTAACCATTGTATTGCATCTGTATTTTTAGAGCAAAAATACAGGGTGTGAATGAAAGTTATGAAGGTGGCAGAGCGTGCTGATCGTATGTCCAGATTGTTTAAGTAAAACTCGCATTGCAACATCCAAAGCAATCACCTCAAAAACACGAGAGCTCTATTGTCAGTGCCTGAATTTGAACTGCGGAAAGGTCTTTGTGTCGCACATCTCCTATTCACACGCAATAGAACCCACTGGAAAGAAACCCGATCCAGAGCTGCAACCTGAGTTGTGCAAGGACGCGGAGCAAATGGATTTTTTTGATGAAAATTAAAATAATGAAAAATACATATTTTGCGAAAATGGCCTTTGCTTGGGATATAGCTCAAACGGACGCTTTTCGTCTTTATTATCAACGCTTTATAGGCTTGTATTTTCTCTTAGCTTGTGTCCTCTCATTTTCGTTTTTTTACTGGGTGCAATTTTCGTGTGGAGGGGGGGGTGAGCCGACGCAAGCGCAAAGCGTGCCTCTTGGAGTGAGTATTTGCGAAATAGCAGAGAGTTATCATCTGTTATGGTGAGGAAGTAATATCGTGTGGGAAAAACAATACGAGCAAGGACGTTGGAACGGTCTTGCGCTGAACATACTCTCGACCTCGCTTGATGGCGGAAAGCGCTTACAAGTAAGCGATATCCCCTACGCTGACCTTCCTGATATTAAAGTCATGGGAAGTAAGGCAAACAACGTTGAAATAGATGTTGTCCTGGTTGGGAGCGCCTCCCTTGTTGAGGCTAACGCTCTACTCGATAACCTGAACACCTTCCCTAGAGGGGAGTTAGAGCATCCCTGGCTTGGTGAGCTTTCTCTGGCCTTTGATGCATACTCGCAAAAAATCAGCACAAAACGAGGGCTAGTTACCCTTTCGCTTAAGTTCGTTCGTGATGCAAAAAAGCCAACGCTTTCCATTACAGATAACGCATCAACAAGCTCACTTGAGCAAGCTGATGTGGTTGAGGCGGTGTCTTCTGTGGAGTTTGCTTCAGATGTTGAGAATATGAGTATTGCAGAAACCAACACGCTGCAGTCTGATTTTACTCATCTCATTGGTGAGCTCACCGGCATTGCCAGTAGATTAAGTATTCCAAGTCAAATGCTCACCGCGATTAATCAAGAAATTAATCGCGCCTTAATGGCGATATCAAGCATCGCTAACGCTCCCTCACAATTTGCGGAGCAATTAAGTATCACTGTCGATAGTGTAGCGAGTGCTGTGCGCTCAGAGTCTGACTCAGTGAACCCTGCGGTAGATAACTCAAGAGCGGCGCAATCCTCAATGCTGGCGCTTATCGACGTAAACAGCCCAAGTGCACATTACAACATCCAGCTTGTCACAGCAGCATTAAAGATGAATAAGGACATAGAGCGCCTAGAGCAAACCTCATCGTTTGATGTACTGACTTGGTCAAAGCCATCTTCTGTAACCTTACATGACTTGGAGAGTTTGACGACTGAGATAGATGCACGCACTAATGAGGTAACCAGTATCTCTACGCTCGAGAGTGTTGCCTTGTTTGATGTTTTGATTGAGCTTAGAAAAAGTGTGGGTACTCAATACAGTAAAGTTGAGAAAGGCGCCAAACCACAGCGTTATATCGAACGTCCTCGCTCTATTCCAGTACTCACGCTTGCCAAGCAAGAAGGAAATTCTGCCGCTTTAATTGAGGCGTTAAATCCTCTACAGCATCCACTTTTTTTATCAGGAACAATTGCCATGAGAGAAATAAGATGAAGACACCCACAGAGCTCTTTCCTAAAGCAGAAAAACTCATTGTAGAGCTTGTTCAATACGCAGGCTGCACTTCAGCTAAAGAGCTCTCTAATGTGCTTGAGTTGCTGATGTCGACGTCTGCTCGAGGGATTGAGCGCTATGCTGGAAATGAACATGCACTCTTAGTGTGCCAAAGAACAACGGCTCACATAGAGCTTAATCCCGTTATCAATAAGGTGCATTGACTATGTTTATCACATCAGAGTGGCTACTCATCATGATGATAATTGCCCTCATCATATTACTTATCTATTTGCATTTATTTTAATTGCCTTATAAGTGAATACCTAAATGAAAAAGCTGACGCTATTTATTGACAATAAACCTGTGGTCTTTTTTAGTGCTGATATCACTTTCTCTATTGAGCAGCTAGCACACCAATTTAACTGCAGTATTAAACCGATGACGATAGAAGAGCCATTACCGGTTGAATTTAAACTTGATGGTAAGCGTATTTTTATTGGCAGCATCGATACGGTGGGAACGTCAACCGCAAGCACTCAATACTCAATGGCAATTTCAGGTCGCTCCCTCTCAGCCAACATGATTGATTCGTCCATCACGATGGATGCCGAATATGACCAACCACTCGATGTATTACTTCGTGCTGTGGCTAAAGAATTTGGACTCAGTGTAAAAAGTGATGTTGCGGCTTCTTCAATTAAAGTGGTGCCTGAGTTTCAAATTAATGCGGAATCCCCTGTCGATAATCTTGCTCAACTTATCAAAGAGCAAGGGTTTATATTGGTTGAGCGAGATGGTGTCCTGGTCATTGAAAATCCTGCGCATGCCGCGATGAATGGCGTTGTTCTTGAAATCGGAAAAAACATTGAAGAGTTAACCATTGATAAGAATTTTGCCGAGCTCTTTTATCACATTGAAGTACAAGGCCAATGGGACGATGCAAAGGCAATCGTCACCTATGCACCGGCGAATACACAACGCCGCAAAGTCATTGTTTCAGATCAATTACAAACCGCAGAGTCTTGTCAGACTCGCGCTGAATATGAGCGCAACTTGGCCATAGCAAAAGGATTATCCGTTTCCACCTCCCTCTCTGATGTATTTTTAGAGCTTACAGGAAACGCCATTAATCGCACGCTTCGTGTGATTGATGAAACGCAGGGATTCAATGAGATGATGCTCGTTAAGTCTCTTAGTTTATCAGTCAGTGAAAGTAAGGCGGATACGAAAATAGATTTATTTCGTCCATTTAAGGAGAAGACATGATGCTCGGGTTTAACCGGCTGATGAGTCGAATTAAAAACATGATCGTTATTGGTGGAGTGACGGGCAGTGACACGAAAATGCTGCAGATAAAAACCTCAACAGGCAAAACGAATGATCGCATTAAGCGATTGCACAACTATGGTTTTATGAGTCGGCCTATCGTAGGCGCGCGCAGTTATGTGCTGTTTCTAGGTGGCGTTCTTAGTCGCGGCGTTGCTGTCTGTGTTGAAGATGAGCGCTTTGAGATGGAACTCGCAGAGGGCGAAGTGGCCATGATGGACGATAAAGGTAATCTAGTTCACTTCACTAAAAATGGTATATCTATCACCTCGCCTGGTGCGGTTGAAATTAATGCGGCCAACGATGTCAAGGTAACCGCTGGGGGTAATGTGCTCGCTGAAGGCGCTCAAATCAAACTCAATAACGGTGCCGGTGTGGTGACGTGTGAAAGTATCTGTCCATTTACAGGAAGGTCTCATGTTGATGGTTCAAAAACCGTCTTTGCAGGTAAAGAATAATGCCAATAAGTAACAGCTCACTGAAAACAAAACTCATTAAAGAAATGAACGGAAAAGGCATGGTTACCGAGGGGGAATTTGCCAAAGCGGCCGATTTAGCGGAAGCCATCGCCAATGCGGTGGTTGATGAAATCACCTCCAATGCCCAGGTCGTAATTGATAAAGGAAGCTCTGCAGGGAGTTATAGCGTGTCATGAGTTATTTTAATTTGAATGCCCTAACCGCCCCAATGACGGATATTGAAGGATTAATTCATGCCGTGCTTCAAAGTGTACTAAATCATGCGAAGTCCACTCAAAATGATCGTGCACGCATGCAAAGTGAGGAGCTTGGTGGTTGTTGGAGTGATGAATTTGTTCATGGCGTCGGCTCTCGTGATTGGACACTTAAACGTGAGAAGGTAACGGAGCAAACTCGCCTTCGCGCGAAGCAATTTTATGAAGACGCTCTCGCCTGGCTTGTTGATGAGTCACACGTTAAGGCTATCACTATTGATGTCTTTATCGTGTCTCCTAAAAAGTTAGGGCGTCGCGTCATTCTTACGCTTAATGATGGAACAACACTAAGGGTGATGACATGAGTACTCAACGAAGTTTGCAATCTCTGATTGATAGAGCAACGGCCACGTTAATCGCAAAAACAGGCCAACATAACCCTGCCATTGATGCTATCGCATGCGCCATTGCTGGGGTCAGTTATGGTCAGTACGGCTATCAAGATCAACTCTTTCGAGAATTAAACCCTGAAACCGCCTCTGAGCCTTGGTTGTATCTGCATGCTGAGCGCCATGATGTACCCCGTCTGCTGCCTGCATTTGCTCGCGGTCCTGTGCAATTTGAACAATTAGACGGTGTCGTTGAGATAATCAAAGGCACCTTATTGGTGGATGCCACAGGTAATCAATACCAAACCATTGAAACTCAATACAGCAATGAAGCGGTGGAAGTCATCGCATTAGTCTCTGGCGTATCTGGGAATTTACCCAATGGTGCAATCTTAACCCTATCTAAAGGGATAAGCGGTATTAACCCAGATAATGTGTTGTGTCTGGGTTTTACTGGTGGGAGCAACATCGAGGATATTGAACACTGGCGTCAGCGCATCTGCACCGCCTTTAATCAAAGCCAAGAAGTGGGTCGACGAGAAGATTATGAAAACTGGGCCCTCTCCGCTCACTCTGATGTGGATTTTGCATGGGCACTTGATAACACACCTGAGCGTGGCATGGTTCAAGTCTATATTGGTGCAAGAGAAAATGACCCAACCCTTTCTTTTGACATCGTCAGCATCGTACAAACATTCATAGATAAAGAGCGATTAGCAGGGTGTCATCCCGTCGTAGGCTTACCCACTCATAAAGCCATTGATGTTGAAATTCAAAATGTTCAAGACGAACAAATTCGAGCGGACATTATCGTTGCACTCCAGGATTTATTTAAAGACAAAATGGGGCAACGTGATGAGTCGGTAAATCCACCAAAACAAGTGTCGATTACCCCCACTGAAATTGTGCTGGCCATTGCACCGATTACCAGTAATTACATCGTCAAACAACCAACTGAAGAGCAATTTATTAGCGATGATGAAATTCATATTCTTGGGGAGGTCACATGGACACCTCTGACTTAATTATCGACCACAGTGAAGCCGATTTTGCTGATGCTATCCGTAATCTATTGCCTCAAGGGGATTACTGGCTAGAGGCGGATAATACAGAGCTCACTAACACCATTTTAGGGATGGCCGCCGACTTTAAAGTGACCAGTGATGAAATTCAATTGGCACTGTTAACGGATTTTAATGAAAGCTTATTTGGTTGGAAGCTCAGCGATTATCAAGCATTGCTTATTAGCTCAGGTGGGCAAGGTGTGGTGAGTGATACACGAAATAAACCCAACTTGATTTATGTATCACTTGCCTCGAATGAGCGGTGTGAAAAAGCGTGGTTTGAATTTGAAAAAGTGCGTCTTCCTCATACTGAAATTCAATGGATATATAACAGCACCATAAATGTTCACACTCAAGTCGCTAACGCAAGACACACTCGAACTCTTTATCAACATGAGGTCACTCAATGAGTTTATTAATTACAGATGCAGGCATTGCCGCCTCAATTGAAGCCCAAACGCTTGGTGTCAATTATAAAATCACGCATATAGGGATTGGTCTTGATGGGTATGTACCAACGCTAGAGCAAACACAATTAAAAAATGAAGTGGCGCGAGAAGCACTGAGTCGAGGCAGCGTTCCTGCGCTTGGTCAGTTGCATTTTGAAGCGGTGTTTGCAGGAAACACGTCTTTTGATGGTAAAGAAATTGGTTACTTCTTAGAAGACGGAACTCTCTTTGCGGTTGATAGCCGTGATGGTGAAATAATGTCTCTAAAGCGAAGTAATACCATTATTACTGAAGCGTTTGAGCTTAACCTTGCAGGCTCAAGCATTAAAAATATTACGGTTGAGCTAATGGGTGCTCCTTATGCCACTGAAGAATTAGCCGGTATCGCAAAAATCACGACAATAGATAAAATGAACAGTGATGATGATGAAACCATAGTCACCCCTAAAAAGCTGAAAGATAACACCGCAACAGATGACGATATTGATACTGAATCACATGAGTCTAAGTTCATTCAATTACCGCAACTCTGGCGTGGAATACAAAAGTTTGTTTTAGATAAATTATGGCTCCCATTAGCCGAGTTAATTTATCCGGTTGGCTGTCCTATCCCATACCCAGCCGCAGAAGCACCGCCTAAATTTATCGCTTATATCGGCCAGTCTTTTGATAAAACCGTATTCACCAAATTAGCGGAGCGTTTTCCAAGTGGTGTAATGCCCGATATGCGAAAACATTACATTCGAGGTTTAGGGGAAGGAGAAACGCCCTTATCCATTAAAGGGCAATCGGTTCAACCGTTGGGTTTTGAAGGTAAAGAAATGGATCCGCATCAGCACACGGCATCTCCAAAAGGAGGTAACGAAGCTAATGGAGGAGCGCATGGATTTTATATGTCATATCAAGAATGGTGGGCGCAAACAAGATCGACTTCAATGGTTTCGGCTGGGACACCAGACGGTATTATTACTGGCACTGGTGATGAAACTAACCCTAATTCGGTTCGATGGTTGTACATAACGAGGGCAGCATAATGAATTTTTCAAACAAAGACAGAATCGCTCATTTATACCACTTTGATGAGAGTGGTGAGTTTACTCATGATGGTTCAATGACAATTCGAGCCCATATGGGGCTGCCTGCTCAAAGTACAGAAATCGCCTTACCAAAACACAATAAAGCGCTTGAGCGTTGCTATTTTATTGATGGTGCTTGGGTTGTCACTTCATTGTTTATTGGCCGATTTTATTGGGATAAAAAAGCGCAATTACATTGTATTCACTCTTATCCTCAAGAGTTACCTGAAAGCTATTCTTTAATTGAGCCACCAGAGGCGAATAAAGGATTTGTGGTTCAATTAGTTGATGAAAAGTGGTGCCAAATAGAAGATCATCGAGGTCAGTTAATCTTTGATTGCAATGATTGTACTCAATATGAAGAAGTCGAAAAAGTTGGCGAGATAAAAGAAGGTTTTACTCTTAGTGAGCCATCAACACTTTTTGATGAATGGATTGATAATCAATGGGTGACTAACCAAAGCAATAAACATATTGGTGATTTTAATCAAGTGGATGAAACAAGACGTGATTTATACAGCCGAGTTTGTGATCCTCTTTTTGCTGAGGCTCGTGTAAAGCGGATGCTGGGATGCGAGCAAGAAGCAATAGACATAGAAGGGCAAGCTCTGGCAGCAAGAGAGCAAATTCAACTCGATAACCCATGGCCATAAACACAATTTCCTTCCTAACAAACCCAGTGTTCATACTGGGTTTTCTATATATCCAATGTAGAAAACACACCACTGCCCTCTCTTTTTTACGCGCGATACACTGCAGTCAAATCCATCATTTAAGTTTCGTATGTCTGAAAAAGAAATCGCACGCATTGATGTCTCTATTAATGATTTAACCAAATTAATGCGAGAGCAAAACAGTGCACTAAATAAAATTCTGGTGACCCTCACCAAAACCCAAACCATTCAACTGGCGGACTCAAAACGCATCGATAAGCTTGAGTCCGATAAGACCTGGTTGGTTCGACTTATTTTTGGCTCAATCATCGCGATAGCATTTGCTGCGATTAAGGTAATGTAATATGAATAAATTCAGCCCAATCAGCGAAACTCGCTTAGCAAGTTGCCACCCACAACTGCAGGCGGTATTCACTAAAGTATTGGAGGTATGTGATTGCTCTATTCTTTGTGGCCATAGAACTGAGCAAGAGCAAAATGCCCTACCAAGTACGAATACCCAAGTTCGCTTTCCTAATAGCAAACATAACTCCATACCCAGTAAAGCGGTTGATGCGACGCCTTATCCATATGATGAAGATGACAGAGAGCGCTTTAGCTACTTTGCAGGACTCGTCATTGGTATTGGGGCATCAATGGGGATCGCCATTCGTTGGGGCGGAGACTGGGATAGAGATCATGAGCTCAAAGACAACGGTTTTGATGACTTAATGCATTTTGAATTAGCAGATGAGTAAGGAGTCTCTCATGGGATTATTTAGTAAAATTTTTGGCAGTGACTCTGCCATAAAATCGGGAATGGATTTAATTGCCAATACTGGAGATGCACTCGTGTTTACCGATGAAGAGAAGTCAAAACAAAAAATAGAGCTGCTTAAAGCGTATGAGCCATTTAAGCTTATTCAGCGTTTTTTAGTGCTTCTGTTTTGCGTGCCTTATGTACTCTTTTATTCCATTGTCATTATCGGTGAACTTTATGGGTATGACTTCAAAAACATCACACCGATCATTAATGATGCCTTCCAATATCCTGTACTTGGCGCTGTGGGGTTATATTTAACGGGTGGGTTGATACCCAGTAAATTTCGGTGATCTCATTTTTACCTAACGTTATGTGTAGTCTCTTGAGACTACACATAAAATTAAGTAAAAATGTCATTGATTTCTATTGTATCGCAGACTCCAAGCTTGTGTACTCCTCAATGGTAACAATGTCCATCCCAACAAACTCATTAAGCTCACACACAGATTCTAAAAGTGGCACCAGTTCTGTTTTATAAAACACTCTGTCCACTTTGTTTAAATCGGCACTTGAGGTGAATCCTTCACGCACAATACTCATCAACTCCAATGGAATTCGATGACTGGCCAGCACATCATTAGTCGTCATGCTCTTTACGTTCTTAAACCCATCTTTGGCTTCCACCTGTCCAATAGGGGTTAATTCTGGCGCTTTGGCATCTTTACCCTTTCCATTGATAAATAGATTTTTAAATGCGCCAAGCCCTCCTGCTTTTTTTAAGGTTGCCTTAATTTCATCCTCTTGCTCAATGGTTAGATTTGAGTCGTTCATATACAGCAAGTAGCCAGCATGAGAGCCATTAATGTAATAGCGGCGACGAAATAAGGTCGCGTCTTCATTCAGCCAGATAGAGCTCAATGCCCCAATGTATTGTGGCATACCATACACTTCCTGGCACACATCGTATTCACCAAGATGAAAGACTTGCCCCGGCTTATAATCAATTCGTCCCTCATCACTAAAAGCTCTTGGTTTATAGGTATAAGCCTGTATGTTTTCTTGTCGGCGCATATACAGAGCAGGTAAGTGCTTAATCGCCGTTACCTCTCCAAGGCGATTGCGAATAATGCGTAAGTACCCATTACCAAAGGTTAAAAAGTCACTCAAAAAACGCTTATAGTCACGTCGCTTAATAAGGGCGGATAAGATGCTTGAGCTCGATGCCATATTACTTTTTACATACAACGCAGAACCATGCACAGGGTTAGCGCGCACCGCTTTGGCCAGTGTATCTAAAGGGATGGGTGGCTCATACAACCCATCCACCAGGGCAACTTCCATATAGCTGAGAATATCGCAGCTCATGACACTTTCAGGGGTAGAAAACTCTATCAAAATGACCTCTCTTATGAGAATGAAACCGTCGTTGTATCGTCACGCAAAATATCAATGGGCTCCCAATGCAATACATGCATGGCTGCCCACGCTAAGTCGGCATGAGAGCCGACTTTACTGCGTGCAGAAATAAAGGTGATTTGGTTACTTTTCGCGGTGGTTTGTTGGCGTATCATCAAGAAGGAGTGCACCAAATCATCCCACTCATCATCAAATTGAAGACGACCCGCATTAATGATTTCTCGCGCTTTATACGCCATCACACGCTTCATCTCAGGGGAGTAATTGACTTCAGTCAGGCTTGGATAAAACTTTCGAACCAATTCAGCGGTAGCGGTGCCCACACCACTGATGTCCATCTCCAAATGCACCACGTTGTATTTTTTAGTGATGTCCTCAATGACTTTCGCCTGGGCTTCATAACTGGAGCCTTTTAATCGCACTCGCTCAATAAATCGAAATACGCCCCCTTTTCGTTTGGGTTTTAATGACACAATCAATCCAGCATCATCCGCGTTCTCACCTTGGCCACCGCCTCGAGGATCGTATCCAACCAACACTTCTTGCTGTCCTACTGGATGCAGTGCATCGGTATTCACATCCTTCCATGCAGAGGTATCCGTCTTACAGGCAAGCAGCGCTTTAATATTAAAGAACGAAAACTTATCATCCAAAAAGACACAACAAAGCAAGTTATCAAACGTCGCTTTATCTGAGTATTTACGGTGCAACTTATCCATATCAAAGAACGTTGCCCCGCGCTCTATCGCATCATACACCGTGATCATTTGACGGAAAATACCATCAGCACCTAACGCCCCATTCTTAAGTCCCTTATGACTGATATCGATGTTGAGCTCTTTGGCACCAGACCATTTTGGATAGGCTTCGTGCGCCGTACTTGAGGCAGTAGAGAGATACGTGGTGCGATACTGCGACTGGATAGACATGCCACCGGCATAATCATCCAATTTTTGAAAGCCTGGGATCCAAAACACTTCATCGTAATACATGTGGCCATTAAAACCCTGGCTGGTAAATACATTGGTTGACATGAAGTGAAGCTCGGCACCATTACTTAACATGATGCTGTCTTTGCCTTTTAAATCCACATCGCCAATTTGCAGTGCAAATTTTCGAATGTAGTTTTTGAATATCTCCGCTTGTTTGCGCGAGGCTGAAATGAAGATCTGGTTTTCACCATTAATTACCGCATCTTCAAACGCTTCAAAAGAGAAGTAATCACTTAACCCAATTTGGCGCGATTTAAGATAAAAGCGCGTTTCATTAATCTCATCATTTTCTTTATGAGCGTGGATCTCTTTTTGATACTGAAAGTATTTCTTCTCATAAAACTCACGCAGCATCTCTTTAGTAATACCTGAGATGTCGTTTTTGACTTTATTGCTTGGTCGACCGCGTTTTCTACCAGAGCCGCCGTCTTGTGGCGTGTGTTTTTGACGCTGCGCTTTCGCATCGCGTTTATGCTTTTGCTCAAGCAGCATCTCCAGCTCTTTGAGTTGAGCTGAGTGCTTATTATCAATCCACAACAAGTAGGCAATACGCTGACGAAGCATGAGCTCAACAGGGGCATCATCACGCATCTTTTTCCAACCAAACTTGGATATCCACTGCTGAACAGTGCGAGGGTTAATATCCAGCGCTTTGGCAATCTCTTCGGTTTTGTACTGACGCAGATAATACCCAAGGGCACATGTTTGCTCTTGGGTGTATATCGGTTTTTCAGGTTGGCTTGGGGTTGTCATCTTCATCAGTGCAGTGTGCCGCAACTGGATGCAGCTCTCAGCTTCCCCCTTTTCTATATCGCCATTTTAGAAATGACATCAATACAAAAAGACAAATGGGTTCGCTAAATTAGGCTCAGCAATTACAGGAGATGAGCCGAATGTTTCAATCAGAGCCAATTTGTATATTAACCGCAGGTCCCACCATTGATGGGCGCTTTATCGAGCAACAAGTCATCGATGACATGGCCGAAACTTACGATCCAAAAGTATATAACGCACGCATCAATGAAGAGCATTGGTCATGGGGGCCGAAATACGGCTCGGTACTTTCTGTTGAAAAGCGAGACAACACACTATGGGCAATCCTAAAGCCCAACTCTGCACTGCTTGCTTCTGTTGAGAAAGGTCAACTGTTACATAGCTCAGTCGAAATCACCCCAAACTTTGCTGATACCGGTAAGAGCTATTTATCAGGACTGGCGTTAACGGATGATCCTGCTTCGCTAGGCACCACTGAGATCCATTTATCTGTCGACTCTCAAGAAAAGGGGATCGCCTTCTTTAGCTCTGGGGCTACGGTAGGCAAAGAGCTCATTGAACATCAAGTACCAGATAAATCGGATGACATTGGACTGTTGAAAAAAATTAAACAGCTGCTCAGTACAAACACTGAAGCCGCTTCCTTTTCCAAATCAAAAGAGAACCCTCAAATGGACAAAGAAACCAAAGCACTACTGACTGCCCAAGCAGAGCAAATGACGCTATTGACGGCGGGTCTGACTAAATTAACCGCGAGCGTGGAAGCGCTAGGCTCAGTTACACCTAAAGATGAGCCTGAAGTTGAAGAGCCCGATACTGAAGAGAATACCGCGTTATCTGAAAAAGTGGATGAGCTGTCCACCAAATTAGATGGCCTGGTTGAAAAGCTCAGCAACATCACCGATGAAGAAGCGCGCGAGTTGGCAGGTTTGAGTGGTGAAGAGCAATATCTATAACCCTTCACTCCCCCCTCATTTGATTGTTTTATTTTATTAGGCAAACCGTATGAAAGAAGTTACGAAAAAAGTCGTTGCGGCCTACGCGGCAACGGTAGCAAAACAAAATGGCGTTGAAGATGCGACCGAGAAGTTCTCGGTTACCCCAGCGGCCACACAAAAAATCATCGCACAAATGCGAGAAAGCAATTGGTTCTTAAAGAAAATCAATATCGTCACGGTAACCAACCAAAAAGGCGAAGCGTTAGGACTTGGTGTGACGGGCATGATTGCCTCTCGAACCAACACCAAAGCGGGCAAAAAACGTAAAACAAAATCCGTATTCAACATGGATGCGATGCCCTACATGTGTGAGCAAACCAACTTCGACTCACATATTCGCTACGACCAATTGGATGCGTTCGCGCACTTAAAAGGCTTTAACGTCATCATCTCTAATCAAACCCGTGAGCAGATTGATGCCAACAAAATCACCATTGGATTTTATGGTACCTCATGTGAGCTCGATACTGACGCTGCTGCCAATCCAAATGGCGAAGATGTCAATAAAGGTTGGTTCCAAGGTATTCGTGATAACAACCCGGATGCCATGCTCAGTGAAGGCGCGACTGCGGATGAAATTCGCATTGGTGAAGGCGATGAAACCAACGGTTTGGGTGATTTTATCAACTTAGACTTAGCTGTGATGAATGTAAAAGGCATGATTGCTGATGTTTGTGCTAACGATGCGGATTTAGTCGCGATTATTGGTACTGACTTATTGTCTTATGATAAAGCCAAATTCTATGCTGAGCATGGCAACACACCGAGCGAAAAAGCGCACATTGAAGATAAGCAAGTCATTGGTACTTATGGTGGTTTATCTGCCTTCGCCGTACCAGGATTCCCTGCAACAGGTATCTTGGTCACCAGCTTTAAGAACTTGTCACTGTACATTCAAGAAGGCTCTATTCGTCGCTCAGTTGCGAAGAAAAACGATGAGATGGACCAAATTGACAACTTTGAATCCATGAACATGGCCTATGTCATCGAACATTTAGAAAAAGCTGCCGCGATTGAGTTCGATAATGTGAAGTTATGGCTCAATGGTGAGTGGCACTAAACAAACACACCCCATGCAGGCTCAGGATAGCCACAGTAAAAGAAAACTCATTTCTTTTTATCGTGTCTGTCGTGCTGCCTGCATTCTCTAAGGAGTCCGTATGGGAATGGAATTTATGGGGGATAAGGATAAGGTCTATGACTCAATCCTTCCTGCAACCGAATATTACCCAGAGCTGGCACTGTCTGAGTTTCAATCTTTATTTCATTTTTTAAGTAATGAAACCGAAGAGAGCCTTTTGCAACAAGTTAGAGTAGCTCGAATTATGACTCATCGAGAGCTATTGGCGGCGATGTCCCCTTTTGAGTCATTGGATGAATTATCCCAGGCACAGTTTGGGGACATTGACACTGGCACGACGCTCTACAAACAAGCGGTATTTTCTTTAGCGGCCGACTTCATTATTAGCAACCAGTTGAGCACAGATACCACCAAAGATGCGGCTGAGCGCCAAGAGGCTCTCACGCAAAAGGCAGAGCATTGCTCAGTGCAGTATCGACGTGCTATCGATTTATTGATTAACGCTCATGAAACTTATCGCATTGAGGTTATTTAGATGAAAGCACTTCAAAGCCTTACCGAGCTTTTTGCCTACCATGTGACAGATACCGCCAACCTTGAGGTCTGGGCTGAAGACGGAGAGCTGGTATGCACACAAGGCGCACTGGTTGATGGGTTTGATATTGCTTATACCGTCAACATCAACCTGAGCGCAGTCGATGTAAAGCCGCACACATTGATGATGCATATCGTCTCTTGGTTGAATCAATACGATGTCGACCGCTCAGAAAAAGGATTGCCTCCTCCCTCATTTGCTACGCAAATGCTGGATAAAGGCTTGTGCGATATCAAACTAAAAATCGACATCCAAGAGCATTACCACCTTAGTGAGAATGAACAAGGAAGTTGGCTGCAAGATGAAGTGCGATACGACTGTGTCAGCGGGTTTGAAAAAGCGGTCATTGAAAGTGAGCTCCCACCTTTAGAGTTCATTGGTGGCCAAGAGATGGATATGCCACATGCAAATGACTAACCCAGAGCAACTCACAGCTGCCATCAATAGTTTGGTGATGAATGATGATAAGAAAATTGAGCTTAATCGTCTCTTAGCCAATAAAACTCGTCAGTACTTTCGAGGGCAAATTCGCAAGCAACGTGACATTGATGGCAATCCTTATCAATCCAGGACACGTCGAAAAATCAGTACTCGATACAAAGCCGGTGATAAGGAAGAAATAAAGGTCACCCAAAACAACAAGAACATGCTCATGGGGTTATCTCGAGCACTGAAAACGTCCGTCAGTAAAGAGGACTTTGAGGTGGGAGTGACAGGCGTTCTTGGTCGAATTGGTCGCCAACATAACGAGGGGCAAACCCTCTCCTTTACCACTCGCATGAGAGGCTTTTACAACAGCAAAACCAATCAATGGGAAGGCGGTACAAAAGTCAAAGGCAACTATCAAATGCCCAAACGAACCTTTATTGGTTGGACACCGACCCTTGAGCGTGAACTGCTTGCCATGGTGGCCACTTATTTCTTAAAAGAGGAAACGACATAAATGCGTGAAATGAAGATAAAGCCTCAAAAAGGATTGCTGGTTCGCGATCCAATCACTCGCACTCCCCTAAATGAAAAGGGAGAAATAAAACCTCGAAATGCCTACTGGCTTCGTCGAATTAAGGATGAGTCGGTCGTTGAATTAACTAAGTCGGTGAGTAAACAAGAAAATAATACTAAGGAGAAAACCGCATGAGTATCAGTTTCTCAGAAGTACCAAGTAACGCTCGCGTCCCTGGTGTCTATATTGAAATCGACAACAGCTTGGCCAATAGCGCAGAGGCGCAGCAAATAGCCCTTGTTATTGGTAACGCGGTTGCAGGTGCAAAAGTAACGCCTAATACCGTTGTGCTTTGTCTGAATGAGGAGTCAGCACGTGAGCAATTTGGAGAGTCAGATATCGCGGCGATGGTGAAGTACTTTACCAAGCAAAATGAGAGCATGCCCGTTTACGCTATCAGCGTAGAAAGTGCCGATACCATGAGCGCACTTGCTGCTCTTGGCGATACGCAATACAACCACATCATCTGCTCACTCAATGATGACGCCACCATTCGTGATTTAGGTGAATTTTTGGATGCACGCTATAAGGCGCTTGAGATGATACCTGGTATTGCCTACCTGCCAAAACAAGGCACGCATGCTGAGCTGGTGACCTTTGGTGCAACAACCAACTGTCCATTGATTAGTTTCATGTCAATTAATGCCTTAGTGGATTCAAAAAATGATCCATTAACTGAGGCCGAAGCTGTGGCCGCTTGGGCTGGGCAAATAGCCCCTTCACTAGCGAATGATCCATGCCGACCGCTGCAAACACTAAAATTGGCAGGGGTCTACTCCATTGCATCGGATGATTTTGATTGGACTGAGCGCAACTTATTGCTGCATGAGGGGATGGGAACCTACACCGTCACCGCAACAGGAGAGGTGCAAGTTGAGCGCCCTGTTACCGCCTACACCGAAAACGCGGCTGGTGTTGAAGATGACAGCTATTTGGATGTCATGACACCGGCAACCGCGATGTACTTTCGAGAAAAACAACGCTCACTCATCCAAAGTAAATTTGGTCGTCACAAGCTTGCGAAAGATGGGACTCGCTTTGCACCAGGACAGGCGATTGTCACACCAAGCATCATTAAAGGTGAATTGCTCACTCTCTATAAAACGTTGGAGTACAACGGCATTGTTCAGGATTTTGATGGATACAAACAATCCTTAATGGTTGAGTTGGATGAGAGTAATAAAACCCGCATCAACTACCGTGACAGTCCGCAGTTCGTGAATGGATTAATCATCACCGCAGGCAAAATTCAATTTAGAAAATAACTCAATATCTTAAGTATTTGGGAGTCAGTATGAGTACAACAATCACCAGTCGCGGCTTTTTGGATGCAGGCTCACTAGGACGCCTGCCAACCAAAGAAGGCGCGACGGTTAACATGGGCGGCCTTAAGCGTGAAGCGGTTGTGGGAGATGATGGCGTTCTGGGGTACACCGAAGTGTACGATGGTGCGCCAAGTATTAAAGCAACCATCGTTCATGCAGCCACAACCGATGAAACCGCCATTAAAAACTTCACGGGCGAGAACATCACGCTCAATACCAACAGCGGAAAAACCTACACCTTAATGAATGCCTGGACAAGCGATCCTTTAGAGCTTGCCATTAAAGATGGTCAACTTGAGGTGCTGTTTTTAGGTACCGAGTTAATCCCTCAATAAGCCAATAAATTAGGAAGTCATTATGTTGACCTTATTAAAAAAACGAAAAGCGCGAGCGGCGGCAAAAGCGGCGATTGAGGAGCGCGCCGCTCTTGTGAGTATTCCAGAGTTAGAAAGCAGCTCTCTAAGTGATGGCAAAGAAAATGATACACCACCGCCTCGCTCGATGCTTGATGGTAAACCTTGGGATGAGGTGCAACACGCGCTAAAAATGGACTTGGAATACGCACGCACTCTGGCAGGCTCAGAAGAGAAAGTGCCATTTAAGCAAGAGCTCATTAAAAAATACACCTCCACCGTAAAGCACCTTCTTGATACTCGAGAGCACTTCGAAGGGCTGGATGTGGTTTGGTGGTATTTCCAATGGCAAATAGATTGCGGCGCGCTCACCGATATTCATGACACCTTTAAGCACTGCGTGCTTAATGGGTTGGACTCACCAAAGGGATGGAGCTCCAATGGTCATACGGCGTATCTGGATATCATCCGAAAATACTCAGACGCCGCCTATAAGGCAGACACGCCATTTAATACCCAATACCTCATGGAAGCGGTGCAAGATATCATTAATGGCAAACTGGCTACCAATGCGCCACTAAAGGTGAAGCTGTTTCGCCTTGCAGGCGACGTGCAACTTGATGCAGGAAAGAGTGAAGACGCCCTGGCTTTATTTGAAATGGTCATGGCAATTGATCCAAAAAAAGGCGGTCGCATTATCAAAATTAAAGAACTAAAAGAGGCGCTTGGCCATGAATAATCAAACCGTAACAGTAACCTTGCCAACACCATTTGAGAAGGGTGATAAAACCATCACAGAGATTGAACTTCGAAAACCCAACGCAGGCAACTTACGTGGATTAAGTTTGATTGGCGTGTGTGAGATGCAATTTGATGCAGCCTGCACTCTGCTTCCTCGAATTTCCATCTTAAATGAGCGCGATTTACTTAATATGGAAGTGGAAAACTTAGCGCCGCTCATGACGGAAATCGCCTCTTTTTTCGTCGATATGAAACAGTAATTGATAGAGTGGAATCCTACTACGCTGACATTGCGTTAGTGTTTCATTGGCCCCCCAGTGAAATAGATACCTTCAGCTTAGACGACTTACTACTGTTTCGAGAAGAGGCGCGATTGCGTCACCAATCAGAGAGTGCTTAGCGCTCTTTTTTTATATCAAAAAAAACAAGAAGGCACATTGCATGAAAATGAACCTCTCTGTGGTCATGGGCATTAAAGATAAAGTCAGTGCTCCATTAAAAGGCATGGCCAGCGACTCAGACCACTACGCAAAAAAAATTAAACAGATACAGGCAGCGCAAGCCAATGACGCCAGTGCGCTTACCATGATTGCCTCTTATCAGAAAATCCAAAAAGAGATGGATAAGAATGCACTTGAAACCAATGAGGCCACAGAGAAGTTGCTCAAGCTAAAAAAGCAAATGGAAGCAACAACAGAGCCCAGCGCGGCGCTTATTAATAAACTGGCAAAGCAAGAAGAGAAGGTTGCAAAACTTGCCAATAAAAACGATACGCTTGATCGCAGTTTAAAAAACACCGGCACACAAATGAAAAAAGTCGGTGTTAACACAACACGTCTTGATAGCGAGTTCGACCGATTGTCAAAAAGCCAAGCAGAAAACACCAAACAAGTTGAGAGAGCCAGCCAAAAATACAAACGACTGCAAAAAGCCATGGCGCCCATCAACAAACTGAGCCGCGCCATTAAAATGCCTAATATCCGTGGGGCAGTAATGAATAAGGGGGCTGCGATATTAGGTGGGTTAAGTCTTGGCGGGCTCATTCAACAAATCAACGGCAGCGCCTCTGAAATGGATAAGCTCTCAAAGGCGGCGCAAAACCTGAATATGCCAGTTGAAGAGCTGCAAGCCATGCAATCACAAGCTGAGCATGCTGGAGTTAGTTCGGACACCATGAGTGCCGCCATGGGGCGCTTTACCAAACGCCTTGGTGTACTGCAAACCACAGGCAAAGGGGCAATGGGCTCCTTTTTGAAAAAAGGAAAGAACCCACTCTATCGCAGCCTGAAAACAGCCAAAGATACCGAGCAAGCCTATGGCCAATTACTGAACTCTTTCTCAAAGCTAAAAACCAACCAAGAGCAAATGGCGTTCGCGGATGCAGCCTTTGGACAAGATGGCCGCAAAATGCTCATCATGTTACGCCAAGGAACTGAAGGACTCACAGCTGCGCGAAAAGAGTTTAATGAAACCGGTGGCGGTGTTAAATCAGACGATGCCGCAAAAGCCGAAGCGTATAATGATGCAATGCAAAAAGTGCAAGAAAGTATTCGCTCCATCAAGTTCGCGGCCCTGACTCCCATTATGGAAAAATTGACGGCTGTATTTACTGAATTTTCGAATAAGTTTAAGAACGCCAACTGGCGCACCGACATGATTGAGAAAATCATTCAAACGGTTGATACCCTATACAAAGCTCTTAAAGCCATGGGCAGCATTATGTTGTTTGTGACACAAAACATTAAAGGGGTTATCGCCACCCTGCTTATTTTAAAGGTTGGGCTCATTGCCATTAATGCCGTCATCATGGCCAACCCCATTGGTTTACTGGTTGCCGCCATTTCGGCAGCTATTGTTGCAATTGGTTATCTCATTGATAAATTCATTGGGTTTGATGTGATACTCAAAGCGGTTGGTGAAGCTATTGGGTGGGTGTGGGATGGCATAAAAGCCATGATTAACATGCTACCCGATGCACTTATTCCTGATGGTTGGAAAACCTCTGCAGAAGAAGCGGGAAAAGAGGTCGATAATCTCAGTAGTAAACTCAATAAGCTGAAAGATAAAAACACCAAGTTAGATATCACAACAGAAACCACGAACAAGACAAGTCAAAACACAACCACACCTCATCAATGGAGTGCACCTGGTGGTATTACACCCATCCAGCAAACCGCCCCACTCACCAATCAAACTCTAAAGAGTCAAGCAGAAGTGGCGCTCACCATTAAATCGGATAAGCCAGTTATCGTTGATAAAGCCAGCAGCGAAAAAGGAACAGATTTAAGTCTTAACATGGGCAATATGAGTATGAGCTATTAACTCTACTCACGCCTCAAAGCGAGTCTTATTTTGCCAAATTACCAAGAGTGCGCTCAAGAGCGCGTCTTGGTAACGCACCACTCGCTGCCTCTTGGGTACAGAGTTACTGTTCTTGCATACCAATTAACAAAGACAAAAAGCCATGACAACCCAAACCATAAAAGAAAACATTGCCCACGCAACCGAGCTTGCCAATCAACTGCGCCAAGCCATCGCAGCAATAAACCACTCCGCTTGTGAAGCTATGAGCAACAAAGAAAAAGAAAGCCTATCAACAACCGAAGAAGCGCTACTTAGTGAAATGGTTACCCCAAATATTCACGCAGCAACCGAACTATATGGCCGCCTTGTTGGCCTTGATAATATTTATAATAAAGAGGCTTAATATGTTACCCATTAAACAAGGCCAAGAAGCGATTGTTGAATACATAATGTTAGCTGCCTCTCGCTACCCAATAACGCCTGAAAACATACGCCTTCCCAATCAAAGCCGTAACCACATCGCCCTTATCTTTGAGCAACTCACTTTTTTTGGTCACCTTCGCCAATTAGAAAATGGTGAATATATTCGCGCCTAA